GCACAACAACGTGGCGTGTTAATATCCACCAAGTGGGCAAAGTTAAGTCACCCGGTAGCCGTTGGCCTCGATGCCAAACGGTTTGACCAACACACCACTATGCAAGCGTTGCAGTGGGAACATTCAGTGTACCTGTCACTTTATAAGAATGACCCAAAGCTTGCAAAGTTGTTGAGTTGGCAATTAAATAACCGGGGCTTTGGCCGCTGTCAGGATGGTGATGTCTTCTACCGGACTGTTGGAAGCCGCATGTCTGGTGACATGAATACTGCACTAGGTAATGTACTGATAATGTGCGGTCTCATGTGGACCTACATGCGGACATTAGGCATTGACTATGAATTCGTGAATGACGGAGACGATTGTATCCTGATCGTCGAACAGAAACACGAAAGCCGTCTTAATAGCCTAGTCCCATGGTTCAGGGAGATGGGTTACGTTATGGAGAGGGAACCCAGCGTAACTTGTCTTGAGAAGATAAATTTCTGTCAATCACAGCCGATCTTTGACGGAACCGAATACAGAATGGTGCGCGTACCGAAGTCCACTCTGACTAAAGATCTAATATCCTTTAAGTCAGCCCGCTCCAAAGAAGAGTGGGAATCCGCTCGTGTTGCGATAGCGCAATGCGGCGCTGCCTTGGCTGGCGATATGCCTATCTTTTGGCAGTTTTATTCAATGCTCGGCATTGGTTTGGAGGGAAGGAGGCCAAACTGGGGGAACGATCTTCCCGGGATGTTTTATCTCAGTTTGGGGATGGAGGCTAAGTGTTCTCCACCGTTACCTGAGACCCGACTAAGCTTTTACCTTGCATTCGATATTACACCAGATGAACAGGTGGCACTGGAGCAATTGTACACCAGTGTGCGGATTGAGTGGGATGGAGCCGGAATGGCGGCTCCAGTTCAGGTGCTCACGCATCATCCAGCGCTCCAGCAGCTAACCGGCTGCTGGTGACTGTGAAGTCAATAAACTATCTCTATTTATGTTCCCTAGGGGGTCAGTGGCGATTTGTTTCATCCAAATTGGTTGTGTTTAGAGAGACACGGGAGCCTCAGCGCTATATGAGCCGTACTGGTAGGAAATCTACCTAGGACGAAGCTGAGGCGAAATTTTCCAAGCCAACCTGGAAACAGGGTAGTGCCAAACGACTGCACGGATGCACCTCATGAGGAGGTGAACCACTGATGAACAGTCTCGTATCATCGCGGTATCCCCTACAGATGAAAAGGAAAATGATTTCCCCGGCTGGTCAGCCGCGACCAGCCAAACGCCGACGGCTACGGGCTTCAAAACGTAGTCAGAAAACTAATTCGGCGCTTTACCGCGCCCCCGCTGCAATGAATCTCAGCGCAAGGTCCTCGCGTGAGCGGAGGGTCATCACTCATCGGGAGTGTGAGAGGATCGGGACTGTGACGGGTTCCGATGCTTTTGCGAGTTCTGGTAACTTCGCCATTAATCCTGGGTTGGCTTCTAGCTTTCCCTGGCTTAGTGGTGTTGCCCAGCACTATGAACGATACCGTATGGATTCGTTTCTAGTGAGATTCAAGAACTTGAAGGGCACCACCTATAATGGTAACGTCATCATGTCGTTCGATTACGATACGCTTGATGATGGCCCAACAACGGCTGTTGTGCAAACACAGTCGACCGTTTACGCTGATGGCGCACCATACCGCGTTTTTGAAATGCTAGTCCCAACAGATGGGACCATCAAGTACGTGCGTACGGGCACAATCGCCGGCGCTGACCTAAAGACTTACGATTTCGGACGTGTTTGGATCAGTGCTGAAGGTTGTGACGACACGAGTAGCTTAGGTTACATCGAGTTTGAGTACGTTGTGTCCTTGTTTGAGAAACAAACCGCTAGTGCGAGCAGTCCTAATAACTTGACATACTCGCAGTGGAACTTAGCAGCAAACGCGGCGATGACATCAGCCGGTACTCTTGATTGCAGCGAGGAGGTTGTCACTGCTTCCAGTGACGCCCCAACCAACGCCTCTGGTGTACTCACCCTACCCAGTGGGCTTTGGTTGATCACTGGAGAGGGATCAAATACTGGTGGCACTGATACTGCCAGCACAATGGAGATTTTACTTAATGGCGCGTCAATTACTCCGCCGGTAACTATCTCTTGTGCGGGTGCAGCAAATGCCCTCCGGTCTTGGTCTCTCTCCACTGTCGTCTCTTCAACAGGCAGCGACACGGCTGAAATTTATTTCAACCGTACCGTTGACCAAACGTTTAAGGGCGACATGTGTAGGATTAGTGCTCGTGCCATATGAAGGGATCAGATCCCTGATGGCCGGTGTTTAAACTCAGAGTGCCCATGTGACACCCTGAGCGAGCTGGGCCAGGACAGGATTCCTGGCGGTAAGAAAGGGATGGAAGTTGGGAGCGGACAGCATGGAAGTGAATTGCGAATTGTTGAAGCAGTAGCGGTTCGAGTTATAGCTGGACCCAATGGAAACAAAGCGGAGTATGTCTGGAGGGCCGTGCGCAAGCAGTCACTGTAAAGGTGGCATAGGCTGAC